TCAGCTTCCAGTTGGTCAAGAAAAGAAGAGAACTCACTTTTAGGTGCCTCAGGTTGCACTGGCATAGTCGCAGTGAGGTCATCCCCTTGAACCAACTCAAGGGGTGCCATAACTTTCTTTTCAGCATCATCTTCTTCTTCAAGAGAGTCGAGGAACTGACTAAAATCCGACATTACTGGGACACTCCATAACGTGTGAACAAGATAGCTCGTGCCCGGTCTTTATCTTCCTCCGAGACATTAGGATCTTGAATACCATTGCGGAGCTTCAAGATTTCTGTCGCCGCTGGGACGATGGAAGTGAACTCAGGGGTGTTCGTCAGGTCTTGGAGGTAGGGGTTATCCATAGACATCAGATCTGCCAAGGCAGCAGGCCCAAACGTCTGGAGGATTTCCACTCGGTCAGGGCTACTAGCCTCTTTGTAGTTCTTCAATTTATCTGAGAACTCACTAAACTCTACCCGAGTTTCATCGGTGTTCAACCTTTCTTTCTCTTCCAGAGCAAGTTGCAGAACTTTTGTATCAAACTGCAAACGACCTTCTTTAAGAACGTCAGGGTTTACTACTCGGAAGAGTTCAGGGTTGGCCGAAAATTCTTGTTGGGCAGGAATATTGGTCTGCTCATAAAGTCCAAAATAAACATTATCGTCATTAATGTTAAGGTTCTCAAAGTCAGAAACATCAATGTTAGGGGTTTGTACCCGAGCGGAAGGGGGTGGGACCATCTCTACCAAAAGGTTCCCGGCAAGCCTTGCACCTGTTTGACCAGCCTCTGCACGATTCCTTTCTGCCTCACGGACAGCTCGTTCTGCTTGAGCGGCATACATAGGATTGCTTTGGTAAAGCTTTACTACCTCAGGGTCAACACCTTCGAGTCTGTTAAAGAAACTCGAAGCTTCAGTAGAGACTGTGTTGGCTTCCGCCTCCTCTGCTTTTTTCTGGAGGTAACGCTCTTGGAGAATACCCAAGCGATCCTGCTTGATACGCATCATAAAGTTCTCTCTCTCGAAAGCTCTCTGTTCAGCAAGCTCTTCTTTACGAAGCTTGAGGTCTTCTTCTCTCTCACGCTTACGGGTACGCTGTTCTTCAACGGCAGTAAACCCTGCATTCAAACCTTGCCAGAAACCCATTACATAGCCCCTCTAGACATCAGACCCTTAGGGGCCATCCCTGTTGCTGCACCCTCTTGAGGGCCTGCTTCCATAGGTGCACCTTGTGTCATCTCCTCTGCAGGAGCTTCTTCGACAGGAGCCTCAGAGAGAACTTCCTTAGGGGTAGCACCCATTTCTTTCAACATCTTCTGTGCACGTTTTGATACAGAGTACTGACGCTGCTTCTCTTTGGCACCCTTATCCTCAAAGCCATCTTCTGTAGCAATACCTACAGAGTTTGCAGCTTGCTTGATAAATTCATGGATAATAGGTGCAACAAGAAGTCCTACATCAATGCTGTGGATGCCGTTATAGACAGCACCTCTTACGATACCTTTTACAATGGTGTTAAGGTCAATCTCTTCCAACTCTACAACATCAAGGACAGAGTTCAGCATATCAGGTTGTGACAGCCGAGTAATGTGCATCTGGATAGCCTCTTCCGGGTCACTAATCTCCGGGGGGCGTTCCCAAGGGCTATTCTTGGGGGTTGTAGTCAAGGATTGCCCTGGGATAGGGCCACTAAAACGTTTCATTCAGCTTCTCCAGCGTTTCTACCATAAGCTCTCAGCCACCTGTCTTGGTACTCTGCGGCAGTAAGTCCATTATTAAGGGCAACATCCTCGGCACTTATTTGGCCTGCAGCGTTTCCAGTGTACCACACAAGAGGAACTTTGGTAACATCATTATCGTTTTGGGCAAGAATTTCTTTGACATACTCAGCAGCGACGAGGTCTTGTACATCTGAGGGTGCATCTTTAGCAGAATCATACTCAGTACCTACGCCATATTTTGAGGTAAGGCTCTGCCAAGTAGTGTCAATGAACTGGTACCCACCTGAGGCAGAACCTTTCTCATTCTGGACACTGTAGTCCCCACCTGACTCTCGCCCTTTAATGGTATCAAGGATTTGTCGAACATTATCGTCTGTGATGTCAGCAGAAATAGGTTCGTGCATGGGGGCTCTCTCCCAAGACGCAGGGCTTCTCTTAGGTCTAAGGGATGTCATAGGAGAGTCCCCCAAGTACCCCTTCAACTCCTCGACACTACTTCTTTCTGTGGTGCTGGCAAACATATCCCTGATATCGTTAAGATAGCTTGCACGGAGAGTGCCAAAGTTTACATCTTGGCTGCTCTGAGCAACTCTTTGAGACTCCCTAGCACCAAGCCCACCAGCAGCTTTTACAACCTTCCCCTCTGTTGCACCTTCTCTGATCCTATCTGCAAGACTGACTGTGTTCATATAATTCTTAGCGTAATCCATTACCAACCTCCAAAGAGAGCACGTACAAGGAGTGCGGTTTTTGCTGCATCCTCTGCCTGACCTTCAGTCCACTTTGCCAAATCATCTCTTTTATCTGAAAGAAGGAGTTCAAGTGCACGGTCTTCGTCCCTCTCCAAAGAAGAGAAAACATAAGACATTGTATCTCGTTCCCGCTGCCAGATCTGGTCAAGGGCTTTTACAGTCAAAGCGTTTTCAGTTCTTGCCAGTTCCATATTAGCTTCGTTCTGTGCCGCAGTATTCAGGGTATAAGTGTTCTGTCGCCACTGAGCATTTGCTTGTGCAATGACCAAGCTGTTGGTAGCATTGAACTGAGACCTGGCAGCCTCCAACTGAGTGTTGAAACGTTCTGTCGCGTTAGCTTCCCCAGAGTTAAACTGCTTGATAGCATTCTGTTGAGAAGCGTTAAACTGAGAGACGTTAGATGCCATGTCAGCAAAGAACTGATTGACTTGGTTTTCACTTGCAGCATTGAACTGAGAGGCAGCATTGGTCGCAGCCTGATCGGACAAGAGGGAGTTGATCATAGCTTGAGAAGCAAACAGTTCAGTCTGTTGCTCATTATCCAAGTTAGCCAAGTCCATCTGCAGGAAGTTCTGAGCGTTCTGGACTTGGGATTGCTGTCTGTTGTTTAGGTTTGCCATATCCATGTTGGCCATTGCAGCAGCGTCAGCAAGCACCTTTGCAGAGCGAGAGTTCAAGTTAGCCAAGTCTACCGTTTGTGCTAGTTGGGCATTCTCCAAAGCTCTTTGCTGGTCTGCAGTAAAGTTGATGTTGGCCACCTCACTGATACGGGCAGCATTAAGAACCCCAGTCTGCTGGATGTTAGTCAACTCTTGACCCCGGAGAGAGGCTTCGATCTGAGCATTAGCCAAAGCAGTTTGTTGTCTGTTGGAGAGGTTGGTCATCTCAACAGTGACGTTATTAGTCATATTGAAGAGACGAGTCTGCTGCTCATTGCTGAGGTTAATCTGACGCTCTTCCAGCTTGTTTGCTACATTGAAGATCGCAGTTTGTTGCTTGTTATCTAGGACTTTGCCTTCCATAGTGGTTTTGGCTACAAAATCTTGTACAAAAGCTTGTTGCTGGTTGCTAAGGTTGATATTGTTTACTTCAGCATACCGTTCAGCATTAATCAAAGCCACCTGTTGCTTGTTATCCAAGACCTTACCTTGGAGGGAAGCTCTAAGTTGAGCATTAGCAAGAGCTGTCTGCTGCCTGTTGCTAGTGTTCTCCATATCTACATCAAAAGCTTGAGTGCTTTTCAGGATCAAAGCTTGTTGTTCGTTTGTGATGTTAATATCTTGAACTTCAGCAATACGAGAAACGTTATATAGTTCAGCTTGTTGCTTGTTATCCAAGACTTTACCTTCAAGGGCTGCACGAATGTTTGCGTCTTGAAGAAAGGCTTGTTGTCTGTTTGAAAGGTTAAGATTGTTTACTTCAGCATACCGTTCAGCATTCAACACAGCTGCTTGCTGCTTGTTATCCAAGATCTTACCTTGGAGGGCAGCTCGAAGTTGAGCATTAGCCAAACCTGTTTGGGTTTTAGCAGAAAGGTTTGCCATATCCACTTGCAGGTTTTCAGCACTCCTTTGCAGGAGGACTTGTTGGGCATTGCTCAAGTTGACATCATTGACCTGGGCGACGCGGCTTGCATTGAAGAGAGAGGTCTGCTGATTAATATCCATGACCTTACCCTCCATAGCCAGACGAGCAGAGGCATCTTGCAGCAAAGCTTGCTGTTCAGCAGTCGCATCAAACTCTGCAGCTTGGAAAGCTTGTGTCGAGGTAAGCATTGCCACTTGCTGTTCATTAGATAGCTCTTGACCACGAAGGGCAGCCTGGACTTGCAGGTTAGCCAAAGCAGTTTGTTGTGTCGAATCCAAGTTGGCCAGATCGACTTGAAGACTTTGGCTGCTTCTTTGCAGAAGTGCCTGTTGTTTGTTGGTCAAGTTGATGTTATTGACTTCGGCATACCGAGCAGCGTTAGCCAAAGCAGCCTGTGCAGTGACCTCAAGGACTTGGCCTTGCTGTGCAGCTTTGATCTGTGCGTTGGCCAAGATTACAGATTGTTGGTTAGAAAGGCTTTGAGATTGCAAGGCAAAGGAGTTGGAACTATTCTGCAAGGCAGCCTGTTGCTGGTTGCTGAGGTTAGCCAACGTAATGTTTTGTTGTGCAGCAGCATTCGCCAGAGAGACTTGTTGAAGACGGTCAAGGTTGCCCATTTCCATTTGCATGAAAGCTTGAGCATCTGCCCCAGCAATAGGGAGAGCAGATTCCATCGCAGCCTGTATAATAGCTGCTGCAGCCATAGAAGATCCACCAAGACCTCTTGCCGCCATAGCTGCGTTTGCAGCCCTCATAGCACCTGCAGCCCAAGCTGGGGTACCATTATTAAACTGCTCCATCAAGGTCGTCATTTGACCTGCAACAGTAGCAGATACAGGTACTTGACCCAGTTGAGCTTGAGCAAGGGCTGCCTGAGAAAGCGTACCTTGGCTGGCCTGCATCACAGAGGCAGCATTGAGTGCATCCATAGTGGCAGCAACAGCCTCTACAGCTTCTGCAACTTTAACTACGTCCTTTGCATCAACCAGTTCGTTTGCACCTACGTTGCCTTTAGCAGCTGCCAAAGTTTGGGCGTAGATTGCTGCAGCAGCTTCAGCACTAGGGATGTCACCAGCTTTAGCTGCCCCTTGGACGACAGTATTATTAAGGGTTGCAGACTCTGTGGGAGGAAGGTCATACGCAGTGTTGGCATCTACAATCTCCCCCTTCTTAACTTTCCCTTGTGCAGCTTCTAAGCTATCATCGTAGGTTGCCTCAACCTCACCAGCTTGTTCAGCTGTAAGCCCTGCACCTTGTCCTTTGATAAGCTCTTTCTCGCCAACAGTACCTTTAGCAATTTTTGTGACAATATTATCATATTCAGTTTGAGCATCAGCCAGTTGCTTAGGTGTAATCTTACCTTCTGCAAACCTTGCCTTAGCTTCAAACAAGGATTGAGCAGCTTTTGCTTGTTCAGCCTCTGCATTCAACCCTGCTACTCTAGCAAGCTCTTCATCAGAGACATCTCTTTGAGCAACACCCATACCTGTCGTGTCGTACTCAGTAACAGCTTCTGCCTCTGGGGTAGCCCCCTTAAACTTAGCTGCAATAGCTTCAAAATCTTGTTTAGTGACCTTAGCCACTGCTTGAGGCAAAGACATCCCTTGACTAGCCAAGGTAGCAGCCTCTGCCAATTGCTCAGGGGTAATCTCAAGGTCCCCAGTGTCCAGTACCTTACGGATTTTTTCAATCTCTGCTGCAGGGAGACCCAAGGAAGCCAGCTTCTCAGGGTTCATAGTCTGAGCTGTAACTTTATCAGAGACAGTACCTGTAGCAGCTTCAAGGTCATCTACGACCCCAGTCACTCCAGGGGTAACCATAGCTGCATCAATCAGGCTTGCAGGGGTAGGCGTAGGAGCAGCGGCAGTAGACACATTTTTTACAGCGGTAGTGCCTGCAGGTGCAGTCTCTTGAGCTTGACCTTCATCCTCCCCAATAATGGTTTTAGGTGCATTTTTTACAGAAATGTCTTCTACTTCAGGCTTCGTCGCCAGTCCAGTAGGGTCATTAATAATGTTCTGGGTCATCTGCGAACCCGGCGAAAGGTCAGTACCCTTTTTAGGTGCATTTTTTACAGAAATGTCCTTAGGGTCATTAATAGTTTTCTGGTTCATCTGCGAACCCGGCGAAAGGGCAGTACCAGAAGTATCACCTGCAGTAGTACCTGAAGCTGCACCAGAAGTATCACCTGCAGCAGTACCAGAAGCTGCACCTGTGTTAGCCGAAGGGTTATTAAGGCTATTCATCTTTTCAGTAAGACGATCTTTATCGGACTTAGAACCACTCTCAATAACCTTACCCGTAGAGTCAATGAGACGATAGTTACCTTGGTCCGTCTGAATAAGCCTGTAGGTGACCCCGACAGAACCCCCTACAGCCATACCCATAGGAGCACCAGCCCTCTTTTGAAGAGCACGATTAAACTTCCCCATTCTTGCAGCGGCACCTGGGTTGGACGACACGAAAGCATCCATCATCTTAGGGTTAGCAGGCCCGTCATATCCCATCTTTGACAAGAGGTTGTGTTGCTGTTGCGGGGTAAAATTCATCTCATACTCTCCAAAGCTTTTTAGTATCTTAACTACTTACGAGGAAAAAATCAAGCGGGTTTATTGGGCCAAAGAATTTCGTAAGGAAAGTCCTGTTGTGCAGGTACGTCACGGAGGGCTTGGCGGTACGCTACCCATTCTTGTGGTACAGATTCCTGCCGCTCATAGGCCACAACTACAATCCAGTCAGACTGAGCAAGAAGGTTAGTACGTCTGGCTTGCATTGTTTCTTTGACCTGAGCCAGTGGGAGGGGTTCTGGGTAGTAATGAACCTGCCACTTACCTTCAACCTGGTAGAAGTCCGATGCCTTCAGGTAATGCGTCTCGGGGTCAAAGGGGGGCCGAGGAAGTTCCTTAACTTCGTAGACACCAAAAGCTTCAAGCGTCTTCGCAGGGATGTCCTTTGGAAAGCTAACGTTGAGGTTGTCGCGGCGTAGCTGTCCGATTGTGTAGGTCTCGGGAACGCCGTTTGTGATTCTAATAAGCATAGGGGTTTCCTTACGGGGCTGGAGTTATGGGGACACGAAGGCGAAGCGTGAAAGTGATCCAGCCAGAAGACGTACCTCCAACAGATACATTTGTGCTGGCCCAATCTCCAAAATTATCAACGGTAGAGTGGAAGGCAGCAGCCTCATCAGAGGCATCCACAGCGTTCACGATTAACGTTAGTGTCCCCGGAGGTGTTTCAAGTGCGGTGTTAGTGCTCCGGTGTCCTGCGAAAGTAAGCAGACGAGAGAGCCCCTGCCAGAAGGCGTTGGTGTTGTAGTTGACGGTGGTGCTCGAACCTGTGCTTCTGTTGGAGAGACTTAGGGGGTTTCCAAGATTCACACCACGATAAATAAGAAAAATAACAGTTGTAGCATTTGTCCAGGTGCCTGTGGTTTCGCTATCGGATGTCGCAACTTTGTAAGACACCCGTCCTGCGCAAGAGTTGGCTCCGGTCCCATCCAGAAAGCTCCAGCCGGAGGGTTGCGTCGGAAGTGTTGTTGACCCGTCTCGGAACGCAAAAGCGAGGATGAGGTCCCCGGACTGATGCGGAGGTAGTGTGGCACTCGACGTTCCTGTGGCCTCCCCAATGTAGGTAATCGAGCCATCGGCAACGTACAATGGGCAGGTGCCCCAGACTGGTTTGTTGCCTACACTTAGGCCTGATGTCCCACCAGCGAAACTGGTGGGTTCGGACCCAAAGTTACCAACACACCAACCCGTAAGGTCTTGATTAAAGGCTGTAGCATTCTCTAACATAGAAGTCATACTCGTAACAGAAGATGTATCCCAAGAGCCGATATCTTGGTTAAAAGAGGTAGCCCCAGAGAACATAGCAAACATAGTGAAAACAGAAGATGTATCCCAAGAACCAATGTTTTGGTTGAAAGAGGTAGCCCCAGAGAACATAAAAGACATACTCGTAACGGAAGATGTATCCCAAGAACCAATGTTTTGGTTAAAAGAGGTAGCCCCCGAGAGCATACCAGACATACTCGTAACAGAAGATGTATCCCAAGAACCGATATCTTGGTTGAAAGAGGTAGCCCCAGAGAACATAGAAGTCATGCTCGTAACAGAAGAGGGTATTTTTTCAGGTACTTCCGTCAGGTTAATACAATCACGAAACGCACCCCCAAGACTTGTCAAACCAAGGGTACCGAACGACAAACACCCAGTAAGTTCCGGGCGATTAAGTGTTGCAGTGGCGCCAAATTGTGACAGGTACCCTTGTATAGAAACATTATAGATACCCCCCGAAGCATAGGTATGGGTCTTGGTGCCGTTAGTCGTGTAGGTGTCCGAAGTCCCATCACCCCAATCCACCTCAACGTTTACGACAGTAGAGCTACCGAATGGGATTTCAATCGTGGTATCACCAAGAGCCGTGTTAAACACCAGCTCCATAGGCTCTCTCATTGGGGTGGCCATCAGGCGTCGAGCTATCCCACTCATGCCATACCCTCGCCAGAAACAAAACCATAATAAGTCGTGCCACCATCTTGGGTATAGAACACAAAGACGCTGGTTGTACCACTTGCAGGTGCTGCAGGTGCCGAAGCGTTCGGCCAGTCAACTGAAATAGGCCAAGTGATTGTCACTGTAGCAGACGGCGTAATTTTGAGTGTGAAACCCGTGGCGGTACCAGAGGTAGGTGGATTGCTGAAGACGTATGTCGGATCAGTGGCGGGTGTATCCGAGAACACAGTGCCTGTAGACAGGTCAACAGTGCTTGAGGTGACAGTCCCAACGGTTTCTCTATATGCAGTCAGTGTTTTATTAGTGAGCGTTTGAGTGCCCGTGAGGGTCACTACGGTGTCATCTATAACAAAAACTGCGGCGCTCCAAACAGAACCTGTCCAAACAAAAAACTGCGTACTTTCCGTGTTCCAGTAGATTGCACCCGACAGGAGCGCATTCCCGTCGTTATCGACAGAGGGTGCAGATGCCTTAGCTCCAAGGTACCTATCATCAAAACTATCGAAAGAGGCTGCAGCATTGTTTGCACTGGTCAGAGCAGAAGATGCACTCCCTGCAGCATTAGTTTCAGACGTAGCAGCAGCAGCCGCACTAGCAGCAGCAGATGTTGCACTCCCTAGAATACTATCAACATAACCCTTACGTGTTAAGTCATCAGCTACAGTAGGCGTAGCAGTGGATGTGACTTTGTTTGCCCCCATTGAGATGTTACCTGTCATTGTACCCCCAGAGAGGTTCAATTTGGTAGCACCTTGGTCATCTACGTAAAACTTAGTAGCAGCATCTTGATTGGATGTAGGATCGCCTACGCCAGTAATCTTGCTTGTCCCCATAGCAATAGCGCCACTCATGGTGCCACCAGAGAGGGGTAGTCGGGTAGTGACCTGAGTATCAACATAGCCCTTACGGGTAAGCGTGTCCTCAGTTGTGGGGGTTGACGTTGAGGTGACTTTGTTTGAACCCATAACCAGGTCACCTGTCAAGGTGTCCCCAGCCTTAGAGACTTTAGCCGCAATAGAAGTGGCCGTCGTTGTGGCAAAGTTAGGGTCGTCCCCAAGAGCAGCAGCAAGCTCGTTTAAGGTGTCAAGAGTACCTGGAGCAGAATCAATTAGACTTGCAACAGTGGTATCAACGTAACCCTTAGTGGCAGCGTCTGCAGTGCTTGTAGGGGTCCCCAGACCTGTGATTTTATTGGTGCCCATAGCAATAGCGCCACTCATGGTGCCACCAGAGAGGTTTAGCTTGAGGTCATCTGCAGTATCAACATAAGTCTTAGTGGCTGCATCCGTGCCATTTACAGGTGCAGAGAGTCCCGTTACGGTGCCCGCACTACCACTGTTCATGTTCAGGGAGCCGTTGATTGTAACATCAGTAAAAGTGCTCGAACCACTGGACGCAGTGACATTGCCTGCGACATTGCCTGTGACGTTACCAGTAAGATTGCCTGTGACGTTACCAGTAAGATTGCCTGTGACGTTACCAGTAAGGGTTCCAGAGAAACCTGTGGTAGCAGTAACAAGGGTGCCAGTGATAGCTTGGGGGGTTGTACCTCCGATAACCGCATTATTGATTGTACCGCCACTAACAGCAACAGAAGCAAGGGTTGACAGGCCAACAACATTAAGGGTGCCAGCAATCACAGCATTCTCATCGACAGTCAGGGTGTCAATCTTTGCGGTGCCGTCAATGAACAAGTTTTTGAACTCAAGGCTGGAAGACCCAAGATCAATATCATTATCAACGACAGGGAGGAGAACTCCATCCTGAATGTACACTTGGGCAACAGGGGTCGCAGAGACTTCAACATAAAGCTCTACGCGATTGTCTGTAGTATTTACAACCACCTTGTTTCTGGCGTCTGCATCCGCAATCAAGGGTACGTAAGTGCCCTCTGCAGTAGAACCATCGTGTCTGTGACCAGTACTCGCAGAGAAGGCATCGCGGATTGCGTTGAACTCAGAGTTGACTGGGGCAGATCTCACAACAGCTGTAGGAACAATATCCGCAGCAGCTTGGCGAACGTATCCTGTCATGTAGAATTACCTCCTATCGGCAAGGGTATAAGAGACCACAAAAGCTTGAAGAGTGTGGCTGGGTTGGTCTTCCGTGGTCACGTATGTAATAGACAAAGAATCTCCAGAACCTTGAATATTAGTCTTACGTACAGGGCTCGGGTTCCCATCATAGATATCTGTCGTATCATATGTGGATAAGTCAAAGAGGGCAGCGGCACCTGCAGTTGTAAAGCTGTAATCTGTAGGTTTAATGATATTACTGTCGCCATAGTTAAAGTCAATACCAAGATTGACAATGACTTGCCCTTCAGCCCTCATGTACGTGGTCAGGTCGTAGAATTGCTTACGTACAATAGGGTCATCCATATACAAATAGGGGGTCTGGTAGAGAGAAAAAATGGGGTTCCCACCAAAGTTTTGTCCCACCTCTTGTCTGTGTACTCTACCAAGGGAGTCTCCGTGGATCACAAACTCTTCTGTGCCAATGTACCCAGAGTCGCCACAAGATACCTCTACACCAACAAGCTGAGAGTACTCAAAGCCAAGACCTTCTTGACCGGAACGACGAAGAGAGCCAATTAGTCCTAGAGCTTCTGCCTCTGCAAAGAATAACCTAAACTGAGACTTCCTATTCACGACCATGAATGTAATGGACTCAAGGTCTTCATTTCTAGCATAAGCTTCAAAGACAGACTGGATAGGTTTAGAGAGGGTGCCAAGTTCTATGTCTCCGAGACGCTCAGTGGCACTAACAGGTCGAATACCATCAGGTCCAAGGAATAAGAGGTCCCCGTTAAATTCAATTACGGAATCTGAAGAAATACAACCAAGGTTCTTAGTCACCTCTGCAACAACAAAGTCACTAATGTTTGTACCTGAAAGACGTTTGATGTTATTGACACCAAAAATGTAGAGTTGGTCACGGAATGCCTTGATTGCTTTAACTTCAAAACCCACGTTAATTACACCAGAACCATCAGCGGGTTTGAAGTTAGACTCTTCCAAGGGTGCAGAGAAGTAAATGTTGTAGGGTTCAGCAGTGTTGCCTGCAAGAAAGAGGTGACTAGAAAAATTTTCGCAATATTTGGGTGCTGCAGGTGCAAGGTCACCTGTAATTTGTGTGTAGGTTGTACCCTCCCAAGTAGCTGCAGGATTAATGCCGTCCGTCAGGACTAGCTTAGGGACACCCCAGTTTACTTTGGCAAAACGTACCCTACTAACCCCAACCATAGTGGGAGAGCCAGAGGTAGTTACATTCACCCAAGCTTGTGTCGTGTTATCCCAGTAGTGTAGGTAGTTATTACCAGAGCTAGGCTTGCGACAGGCAAAGATGCCGCTGTTGATACCACTCAAGACTGTGACACCAAGGACAGGCGCACCTTCCTCTCCAGGAACAGTACCATAAGAATTTGCATAACCTGATACACGTCGATACCCACCCTCAAGGGCAGGCTCGTAGTTAATCATTCTAATGGCTGAACCAGGGAGAGTTGCACCCTGGGTGAGGTAGTCAAGATTACCAATCAAACCCCCTTGGCAGGAGGCGGGAAAAGATTTAATGTTATCTGGCATTAACCTCTCCCACGAATCACGGTACCCCTAATGTAAGTGGGTTCATCAAGGAGAATACGTCTCATAGCCCTGATGCCGCTTTCAAATTTTTGTTTGTGTATTTCTGCACTTTGGTCGTTTGAACGGAAGTTCATCATGTATGTCATAGCACCGTCAACGATAATATGGTCAAACCTGCTGGGGATTACGCACACATCAGTATAAAGTCGTAAGTCTGCAGGGATGCTCCAGTATATATACTCTAAATCATATGCTTGATTTGGGTTAGGGGAGACACCGAAATTACTTCCGTAAGTCTGGTAGACTCTTTCTGGGGGACCTTCTTGGCCTTCGTCATCTTGAGCCCGAAACTCTTGGGTGTACTCTTCGTAAGAGATAACAGGTAAATAGCGGGGCTGGTTGTTGAGCGAAGTATTCTTTTTCAGATAAAAAGTAGAGATGTCCGAGGAAGAGTAATCTGCAGGGTAACTATACTCCCTGACATCAACAGTGAGAGTTTGAGTGAAAGTATTTTTGAGGAAAGGCCACTCTTGGGCTTCCTGATAAATTGTACGAAGACTATTATTCACAGCGTCTTTAGCCAGAGCCTGAACACCGCGAACAGAATCAAAACCATCACCAAGCGGGTCAAGAGTAACCTCGTTGAGCCTTGTCAAAAGAAGGTTGACGAGAATTACGTAGTTGGACATTGCTAAAGAACCCTTTTGGAAAGCAGAAGGGGGCTACAGACAGCCCCCTTAAGTTAGTTATTATGCCAGCAGGTCACGATCAACTTCAGCTGCTTCGTACACCGAGTCATTCAGATTAACGGCAACGACGAACACACGAGCTTTGATAGTACCCGGCGAACCAGTAATAGTGGTCACAACGTCAACAGTGTCAGCAGCAGCAATGAAGCCTGCAGTCGTACCCACACGGATCGTACCTTTGGCAGCAGCGTCCAGGGACACATCATTAGCGAACACGGTCGTACCATCCGTCACGTCAGCCGTATAGACCGAGACATCAGGGACAGCTTGCAGGACTTCAACACCAGCTGCCAGGATCAGCGTACCAGCGGGGACAGAGACGCCCACGTTAGTGCCAGCGGTAGCAGCCAGAGTGACGTACTTTTCGATTACGATTGCGCGATTACGCAGCGATTGAGAGATAGCCATATCAGAATCCTTTCCTAGAAATTATGGCAGAGAAAGGTGCCCCCGAAGGGACACCCTGAGTTCACCTACCAATTAGGCGAGGTTGTACTTTGCAACCGTCAGTGCTTCCGGGCGCAGGATCTTACGACCATACAGGTGCATACCACGAACGATGTCAGCAAACGAGTCCGGGTCACGGTACGTCTCGGTTTTGTTGATCTGTTCAGCGGTAGCAACTGCCGAGTCATGACCAGCAACAATCACACCGTAGTTGTCGTTCTGGTTAGCAACACCAGTGGTTGCAGGGCCAGTACCAACCGAAGGCAGGTTGTTCGAGATGTAGACACGGAAGCCGTTCCAGTTGTTCAGAACCAGACCGTTACGCAGAGCACCCGAGTCACCGAAGTCTGCATTCAGGAAGCGCGAGTCTTCATCCATCAGGACTTCCATCATGACGGGGTCAATCACCAACCAACGGTTAGCTTTGTCCACACGCTGTTGGTCCAGCAGACGGCCCATACGGTTGATGAGCATGACAGGCGAGACGTACTCGGTCGGCAGGGCAGTTGCACCCGGCAGACGAGCAGCCACAGGGATCGAGTGCTCACCAGCCGAAGCCGTGGTGATGTTCCCGAACGAACCCTTCTTCAGCTTCATCGAAGTCAGCAGTTCATCCGAACCAGCCGTGGTGATAGCTTTCGTACCATTCACGATGTCGTTGATGGTGTCTGCATTGGTGTGCAGAGCCGACTGCTTGAAGCCCGACAGGTAGCCCAGAACTTCTTGGTCATGCTGGTCTGCCAGACGGTAGGCAGCACGGTTCGTAGCCAAGTCCATGAAGTTCACATGCGAGTGAGCAACTTCGATGTCGTCAGTCTTGAACGCGAAGTAGTTGGCCTTGTCGATAACCAGCGAGAAGTCCTCATCGTCGAGGTCTTGTGCTTGGATCTGAGTGCCACGAGCGTAAGCCGACACCGAGATTTCCGGCTCTTTGATGATGCGAACAGTGTCGCCCTGAGCGGAGATTTCACCGAAGTAGTCGGAGTTCGTAATATCACCAACAACGGTGGCCTTACGGAAAGCGAGTTGGACTTTCTTCGAGTAGATGACCGAAGAGAAGTTACCGTTGGGCAGGTTCGACCAGCCAGCAGCAGTTTGGAAAGCCATGAGAAATCCTCCTAAGATATTTGGCTTGGATGAGAAGCTAAACATCCAGATAAGAGGCTAACATTTCCGGGGTGTGGTTCATATTTGCAGCATAAGGATCTGTTATGCTCGAAGTATGCACCAGGCCTGTACTCAATTAGGTGAGTCTTAGCGAATGGTTTAGACTTTTAATTTTAAGGGAAACAGATAGCTAGGAGTGTCACGAAGAGGTCGAAGCTATCTGCTCTTAGTTATATCGGTATGTTTTACCTTGTCAAGTATTAACGTGCACCACCAGAGAGGTCATATACAAAATTACCTTTGCGGATGGCCTCCATGATTTTGCCCTCGTTTTTAGCGTAGGTATTCATGTCCATTTTAGACACTTGGGACTCGTAGATCTTTGCGCCACTCTCATCGAAGTCCACATTGGTTTTACCCTTAGGTGAAATCAGAGAGGCAGCCTCACGGGTCTGTGCCTTACGCGATGACGCATCCATACCCTTATCTACTTTATATAGGTCAAGGACCCGGATCACAGCTCGTGCATCCTCTTCGTTCTCGTAGAGTGCGTCTTGGACCCACTTGGGTTGTTCGTCTGCCCACTCATGGAATCCATCAGACTTCCGCAGTTCATCGAAATCTGGGTGGGAGGCTTTGATTGCGTTCATTGCTTTTTGACGAGCAGTGTCGTGAGAGATTTTTTCGTACTCATCAAACTTGTTCTTGTATTGAGAGAGTTTTTCCTCTGCCTTTTTATTAGCAATGGTCTCCACAATAGATGCTACATCCGGGTACTTCTTAGTCCAAGCAGCAATGTCTTCATCCGATTTAGGGGGAAGGATTTGGGTCTTGGTAGTAGACTTACGCAAGTCTTCCAGCTTGGCTTCCCACTCTTTTTCCTTCTCCGAAAGGTGCCTACGCAGATCACCATAACGCTTCTTAAAGGTCTTCTCTTCTGGGTCCGAAGGTTCTTCTTCAGCCTTTTCGGAAGTTTGAGGAGCTGCTTGTACCTCTTCTGTGGGTTTTTTCACAAGCTCTTCTAGCTCTTTTTCATCCTCTTCGATACGTTGCCGATTACGGCTGCTATAGTTAGTGTCTACGTAGACTCGGGTATCAGACATTTTAGTTCCTTTATGTTGGGGTCAGCAGAAGCTGAGTAACCTTATTTCTTGCCGCCAAGACCTTTTTTAGGTGCTTTTACGGGGTTCTTCTTTGTAACTAGGCCACCTGTAGCCCTACGCCCTTCTCTAGCATCGCTTCCAGATTGGGCAGCAGTAAGGGGCTTAGGTGTGATAGGCATCCCAGCAGGGCCGGAGATTGTAGTGACGGGTTTAGGTTGAGCAATAGCAGCAGCAGCTTGTCCAGAGTCAGCTCCACCCCCACCAGAACTTGGTCTAGCAGCTGCAACTTGTGCAGAAGAGCCTTGAGTAGAGAAAGACCCAGGGCGACGGGGCGGGGGAGAAGAAGGAGAGCTTGACGAAGACGACGAAGAGGAGCTAGACGCTTCTCTTGCAGGTTCTTGGTTCGCAGACTTAAAGTATTCATTCCCTGTAGAGACGAGTTCTTGTTCGACTGCAAACCTTTGAAGGCCTGGGAGGTTGTCTACAGCATTATTAATTCTGCTCGAAAGGTCTTGGTACTGAGGTGTTTTATCCAAACCATTTTTAGCCATTTGTTGCAGAGCAGCTTTAGCTTCCGCAATGTTCTGACCTTTGTTGTAGGCTTTTACACCAGCCGCACCAAGCAGACCCAAGGGGTTCCCTGTGGCAGCACCTGCAACTGCCAAACCTTGAGCTAGTCCTTTCCCTGTCTTATCAGAGAGGGCATTGACACCAAAAGCGTAGGGGTCAGACTTCAAGGAATCAGCATTCTTTTCTGCCCAACCTTGATAGTCAATCCCACCTGAACCTTCTCCTGTGTCCCCAGCATCACCTGTACCGGACGTAACGGCAGGAGAGCTAGTGTTGGTTCTTCTTCGGCGGTTGACCAAGGCACCCTCTTCTTCACCTGCTGCAGCTTCAGTCTCAGGGGTCTCTTGGGTTAGTTCTTCAGACCAAGGGACAAAACCTTTTGGGATAGCACCCAAGGGTTGACCATCAAGGAACTGGAACTCACGCTCTTCTTTAGTTTGAGGGTTAATATATTTACGAGACTCGAAACCCCCCGTAGTATCTGGGGAAAGGGTAAAGGTGGAACGGTCAAAACCTCCGGTAGAGCCACCTTCTTGCATCCCCATAGCGGGTTTTTGAGCTACCATACCACCAGTTGCCATGCCTCCAAGAGCCTCTTCCAGCATCTGGAGTTCTTCAGGGGTAAGCTCGTCGTCTTCCTCACCCATACCAACAGGAATACCTTCAGGGCTAACAGGTGCCCCTCCAATACGTCCATCAGCGTCCATTTCAGAGAGACCTTGTTTGGCTTGATTACGGAGGTCTTCAAAGAACCGCACACCAAAGAAACGGACTACGTCAGCAGGCACAACATATTCACCTTCTGAAAGTTTGGCATCAATGTCGTCTCGGACTTCAGAAGCCAGAGAACCCGGAGGAATGTCATTCCCAGTTACAGGCTCTTGTTCCATCCCATCATCAGCCATACCACCTTCTTGCATCAATCTCTCCATTTGACTATCCTCCACTGAACCACCCTGAGCAAAACCTGCAGGGGTGTAGTCTACATTTCTCTTAAGGACTTCTGGGAGAATATCTACCATTTCCCCGTTTCGCATTGTCCAAATGTGCTGCAGTTCATCTATTGGGATAGGGCCTTCTCTACCTGCAATTTGAGGGGCTTTAGCAACAATTGTGTACTCCTTACCAGAGCTTTCTGTAGGGCGTGTAAAGACACTATTTGGGGTAGCCTCGTCCATTTCCCCAAAGTAAAGGGTTGATTTTTTGCTTTTACCATAACCCCCCACTTTAGGTCTAACAAGCCCAGATTTAATCATATCATCAATTTGACTTTGGCCGGTTAAGCGTACCGCATAAGGCTTAGTTGCAGAGCTGAGGCTGGTAGTTATTGGACCTTCCCCACGAAAGAGGTTGTCGGAACGAATAACAGCTCTGGGTGGTTGGTTTAAGCCCTTTTTTGCAACCAACTTCCCTACAAGTTTTTCTGCGCCTTTGGTGACACCTTTTGCAATAACCCTTCCTCCCGGTACAGCAGAGAGTGCGTTTAGTCCTGCCCCCAAAGTGCCAAGGGCCATGTCAGCTTTATTCCCTGTATTATAGCCACGTCTTACCTGTCGGGAACCTTCTTGGATGCCAAGAGGTGCTGTGATCCCTGTGAGGTCAAGGAGGCCCATTTCGTCGCTTGTCTTACTTCCAAGAAGTCTGTCTGAAAGAAATTGTCCAGTTTGTTTAGACCCACCCAAAACAGAGGAACCCTTCTCAATACCTGAACGAAGCTTGTCCCTGTATGTGGGGGTATAACTCTCTATAGTATCTTGCCTTACTGTGCCTTGTCGATCCCGATCAAACTCTTTGGCCGTAGTACCCAATGTTTCTTGAGGCTCTTTCAGGGCTAGAGATATTTCTTCTGTGGTGTAACCAGCCGCTTCGAGGTCTTCTAAAGTGGCACCCTCAGAGACATATTTAAGAAGAGCTGCGCTCCTGCTATCTCTAAGAATCTGTGTGGTTTGATCTGGGTTCATTCTGCATTCACCTTATCTCGAAGTTTAATGAGGTTTTTAAGTGCTTGAATTTCACCTTGGGTTCTATAGATTTCGGGGATGTCCACAACTTGTTCGAGCTTTTTATAGCACGTATGGATACGGTTAGCAAGCTCTAGGTTAAAGTCTTGCCAAAGTTCTTTGTTGTTGACGAAAGGTTTTAGGTTCATTGGGCACCTTCACCTGTGTTTGCACTAAAGCCTTGTTCTCCCGGTTGAGGGACTGAGCCTGTACCAATACTGCCGCCACCGGAACCCGTAGTGTCTTGTGCTTGAACTCCTGCTGGGGGTTTCCCTCCGGGGGCCTGTCCCTCTGGTGCAGGGGGTTGAGAGGCTTGGAAGGTCTTCAAGATTTCAGCCTGGATAGCAGCCCGCTGCATAGAGTTAGCAACCTTGTCAGGGTCAAGTTCCATAGACTTAGCAATCTCTCTAATGATGTAGTCCAGACGAGCAAAGGGTGCCAGCATCGGGTTTTGGACCACACCAAGGAACTGCATAAGGCGTTGGCTACGGACTTCATTAGCCATCAAGGACTCTGTCCCTGCAGCTTTAACTTCCAAGTCACCTTTGATTTCAGGGTCAAAGTCAAATTGCATATTGAAGCTGAAGAGAGCTTTGCCAAGAGGTGCCAATAGGTAGTCATCAATGTTTTTGACCACAGTACGGATAGATCCGTTAGCGGCAGACATCAACATGGAGATACCAGAGGCTGTACGTCCTACGCCACTGACCCCAGTCTGTCCGTGGGCAAACGATGGGAACCCTGTAGACTCATCTGCAAGTACTCGTGCCTTGTCAAACATCTGCATGTTCTCATTAGAGACGTTAGGGAACTTAGTGCCAAAGAGGGCTTGACCAGGAGCACCACCTTGACGACGGAATACTTTACCCGGATACACAGATAGGTCTTGGCCCGGTACCAAGTTGGTCTCATCAATCTCAATGATCAAGTTGCCACTGAGGGCCGCGTTATCAACAGCCATACGCATAAAGCCATTCATAAGCGTTTGGGTGTCGTCCATGTTATCAGCTACACCAACACCCCACATCGAGTAAGGGTTAATCTCGTAAGGTACGCAGTAGAAGGGGATTAGCGTAGGGGTAAAGGGATTCATGACAAGGCGCAAGACTCTTCCATTACACACCCAAATGTTCACAGACACTTGCAAACTCTTACGCAACTCAAGAGGGATATTAACTTCGTGACGCTTGAGGACTTCCATGTCCACATTACCCCAGAACTCCAAGACCTCAAAACGCTCGGTTTGAACCTCTTGAGCGTCATCCTCCATCTCTTGCTCCCACCACTCTTTAGTGTAGTTAGGACCAAACTTAATGGCAGCTTCAATCTCATTCTTACGGAAATAGGGCCTTGCAGAAAGCTTACGAAGCTCACTGCGGGACATCTTATGGCGTTCGATCACATACTCAGCTTCTTCCATACTGTTGGCATCGGGGTCAGGATAGAAGTTCCAGATAGAAACGCTAGAGACCATAGGGACAGTCTTGATCAGAGGGTCATACTTACCTGTGTCGTCCCAACGTGGGTATTCTTTATCAACAGCAAATGGGCCTTTCATAATGCCGGTACCAAAGAGGGAGCATTCAAAGGCTGCTGCACGGAGGTGCTTCTTTGCGTGAGACTCCTCCAACTGGTCGTGGATTTTCTTTTCCATCTTCTTGGCTGCAACCATTGCGGGCTCAAAAGTAACCTGCGAGGGTGTTACTCCAGGTCCCGGCTTTACCTCTTCAATGGGCTCCAACTCTTTTTTAAGACCACCAAGACGTTCCCGGAAGGTTTGCATTGTTTCCCCAGGAAGGAGGGATTGAATACCTGCAGACTTCTCTGCTTCCTTTACCTTGTCGTTGGTCTCGATATGGACAGTGTCCAAAACCCCATCAGGGAGGGTAGTAGGGTCAATAGTGATAGGAAACTTATTTCCACCAAAGAGCACTTCTGTCATCTGACCAAAAGCAGCCAAAACTTTAGTCTTCGTAACCTTCACAAAGATACGTGATTTCTCCGTGTCAGTAAACTTTACATTAGGTACGTAGAGTC